TGGGTTCCTAATCAAGAACAACAAAATAACATAATAATAAAGAATGGTATCAAGTACCCTGGAAACGAACATATTGGAGCTTTTGGTTGTGACAGTTACGATATTAGTGGTGTTGTTGGTGGTGGAGGTTCTAACGGAGCGCTTCATGGATTAACTAAGTTTTCAATGGAAGACGCACCTCCTAATCATTTCTTTTTAGAATATATAGCTAGACCTTCAACAGCCGAGATGTTTTTTGAAGACGTGCTGATGGCTATGGTGTTTTACGGAATGCCAATATTATGTGAGAATAACAAGCCTAGATTGCTTTACTATTTAAAGCGTCGGGGATACAGAGGCTTCAGTATTAATAGACCAGATAGATCTTACAACAAGCTATCTGTGTCAGAACGAGAAGTAGGTGGTATACCTAACTCAAGTGAAGATATTAAGCAAGCACACGCCTCAGCAATTGAAACTTATATAGAAGATTTTGTTGGTCAAACAAAAGAAGGGTACGGTGATGTTTATTTGCAAAGAACATTAGAAGACTGGGCCAAGTTTGATATAAACAACAGAACAAAGCATGATGCATCAATAAGCTCCGGCTTAGCGCTAATGGCATGCAACAAACATAGGTATAGCCCCAAGGGAGCTATAACAACAAAGAAATACTCCTTAGGGTTTAAGAAATACGACAATAAAGGAACCACCTCAAAAATAATGCAATAGATGAATGTAAGTACAAATACTAATAGTCCATTTCCTGATCAGGTAGTAAGTGATGCTGAAAAAGCAACGCTAGAATACGGATTACAGGTTTCTCGTGCTATTGAGCAAGAGTGGTTTAATTACGGGGGAGCAGGTTCGAATAGATACGCATCAAACTGGAATAACTTTCATAACCTTAGATTATATGCTAGGGGTGAGCAAAGTGTACAGAAGTACAAAGATGAATTAGCTATCAATGGCGATCTATCTTATTTGAATTTAGATTGGAAACCAGTACCAATACTTTCAAAGTTTTCAAACATTGTAGCTAACGGTATTACTCAGAAGCAATACGATATATCGGCGTACTCGCAAGATCCTGAATCTTTAAAAGCAAGAACCAAGTACGCGCAAGATTTGTTGTTCGATATGGTTACGGTGGAAGCCAGAGCAGAGGCAAGCGCGGTTATGCCAATGGATTTAAGCCGGTCAGGAATTCCGGATACCAAGCTGCCGGAATCAATGGAAGAAAGAGATTTGCACATGCAACTTAAATACAAGCCAGCTGTAGAGATTGCGGAGGAGGAAGCAATTAATACGGTATTGGCTACTAATGAATTTGATTTAATTAGAGCAAGAGTAAACCAGGATTTAGTTAACATTGGAATAGGTATAACTAAAACATCGTTTAACCCTGCAGAAGGGATAGTTATTGACTATGTAGATCCTGCTTACTGCGTGTGGTCTTATACAGAGGACCCTAACTTTGGAGATATATATTATGTAGGAGAAGTTAAATCTATAACTATACCAGAACTTAAAAAAGAATTTCCTCATACATCTGACGAGGAACTAGAAAGAATTCAAAAGTCACCAGGCAACCGCAGAATGATACGGGGCTTTGAAAACTACGATTATAATACCGTCCAGGTAATGTACTTTGAGTACAAAACCTATACCGACCAAGTATTTAAAATAAAGAAAACAGATAACGGATTAGAAAAAGCTATTGAAAAAACTAGTGAATTTAATCCTCCTGCAAATGATAACTTTGAAAGAGTGTCGAGGTCAATTGAAGTATTGTACCGAGGAGCAAAAGTTATTGGATCTGATATAATGCTGGAATGGCAATTAGCCGAGAACATGACTCGCCCGCTAGCTGATACAACTAGAGTTGAAATGAGTTACTCTATAGCTGCACCTAGAATGTACAAAGGAGTGATACAGTCGCTTATAAGCAAGTGCATTGGATTTGCTGATGTAATACAATTAACACACTTAAAAATACAGCAGGTGCTATCTAGAATGGTTCCTGACGGGATATTTTTAGATATTGATGGCTTAGCAGAGGTTGATTTAGGTAACGGTACAAATTATAATCCAGCGGAAGCTTTAAACATGTACTTCCAGACAGGTTCGGTTGTTGGTAGATCAATGACACAGGACGGGGATATGAACAGAGGTAAGGTTCCTATACAAGAATTATCAAGTTCTTCGGGTATATCTAAAATACAGTCTTTGATTACTGCTTACAATTATAACATGCAAATGATTAGGGATGTAACTGGCTTGAATGAAGCTAGAGATGGCGCTATGCCAGATCCTAACGCTTTAGTCGGCTTACAAAAAATGGCGGCCAACGCATCAAACACTGCTACCAAGCATATACAGGACGCTAGCATACAATTAGCGTTAAGTACTTGCGAAAATATTTCGCTTAAGATAAACGATGTGCTAAACTTTCCCCTTACTAAAAACTCTCTGATGAACAGCGTGTCTACCTTCAATGTAGAAACGCTAAAAGAAATTCAAAATCTTAACCTGCACGACTTTGGTATATTTTTAGAGATGGAACCAGATGACGAAGAAAGAGCTGAACTACAGAAAAATATTCAAATAGCTCTGCAAACAAAAGAAATTGATATAGAAGATTCTATTGATATTAATCAAATAAAAAACCTTAAGTTAGCTAATCAAATGCTAAAACTTAAGCGTAAAAAGAAGCAGGAAAGGGAGCAGGCGCTGGTTCAACAAAATATACAAGCACAGGCTCAAGCAAATGCAGAAGCATCAGAAAGAGCGGCAATGGCTGAGGTGCAAAAGCAACAAGCAATGACTGCTGAGAAGGTAGCAATCGAACAAGCTAAATCAAACTTTGAAATGCAAAGAATGCAAGCCGAAGCACAGATTAAAAAAGAGTTAATGGCGACAGAGTTCCAATACAACTTAAAGCTCGCTCAGATGAAGTCTCAAGAAACAAAAGCTAAAGACGCGCAAGTAGAAGATCGCAAAGATAAAAGAATTGAAAAAGAAGGATCGCAACAAAGCCAGCTAATAGAGCAGAGGCAAACACAGGGATTACCCAAAGACTTTGAGTCTGCTGGCAATGACAACCTAGGTGAATTTGATCTATCTCAATTCAACCCGCAATAAGTACCTATTTAATAATTATATAATATCATATCATGAGTGAAGTAAAAACAGAAGGATCTTTTAAGATCCAAACAAAACCAAAGCTTACTGAGGAGCAAATAGCGGCTAGGAACAAAGAGCCACTGATAGACGTTCCAAGTAATGTAACTAGAGTAGTAATACCTAAAGAAGAAAAAGATGCCGTTCAAAAGCCAAGCACAGAAGAAGTGGATGTGGATGAATCAGCCGGAGATAGCCCAACGATGGTCGGAGAAGTACCCGAGCAAGTCATCACAGAAGTTACCGAAGAAAGTAAGCCAAAAAAAGAAGTAAAGCCGGCTATAGCGCAACCTGAGTTGCCTGAAAACATTACAAAGTTAGTTGATTTTATGCGTGAGACCGGAGGAACCATGCAAGATTACTTAAGACTAAATACTAATTACGACGATGTAGACCGTGACGTATTAGTAAAAGAATATTACAAAACCACTAAGTCCCACTTAAGTGCAGAAGAAATCGAGTTTATGATCGAGGACAACTTTGCATTTGATGAAGACCTAGACGAGGAGCGAGATATCCGTAGAAAAAAACTCGCATATAAAGAAGAGGTTGCAAAAGCCCGTACGTTTTTAAATGACACCAAGGATAAGTACTACGACGAAATCAAGTTGAATTCGCCAACACTTACTGAGGACCAAGCTAAAGCATCGGACTTTTTTAATCGATATAAAGAGGACCAGGAAAGAAACGTCGCTAACCACGATAAGTTTAAAGCCAAGACTAATGAGTTACTTAATGAAAATTTCGAAGGTTTCGATTTTACATTGGGGGATAAAAAATTTAGATATGGCGTACAAAACCCATCACAGGTAGCAGAAAAACAATCAGACATCAGTAATTTTATAGGAAAGTTCCTTGGAAAAGATGGTACGATTGAGGATACCGCGGGGTATCACAAAGCATTGTATGCAGGTGCAAATGCCGATAAAATGGCAAATCACTTTTACGAGCAAGGTAAAGCCGATGCTATTAGAGATGTTGTAAACAAATCTAATAATACATCAAGTGGAGCAAGAAAAGCTGCGCCAATGGACGGAGCCAAGTTTGGGGCATACAAAGTAAAATCAGTTTCTGGAGCGGACTCATCAAAATTAAAAATTAAAAAGTTTAACAACTAATAATTATGAGTTTATTACCACAGTTTGGGAGTTTAGTCCCATCACAAACGCCGCAATTACTTGCGACAAATTACCTACAATGGAACAACAATGGCGGAGGAGCCGTTCCAGCAAATTTCGCTGACTTTGCGCAGCAGTATTTACCAGAAATCTACGAAGCAGAAGTAGAGCGTTATGGAAACAGAACGTTATCTGGATTTTTAAAAATGGTTGG